TGAAATATAATTTTCCGGGCTACAAGGGTAGTCCCAAGTTTCTAAAGTCATCTCGACTCGCGTAACTGTAGAAAATCTATGTACATCTTCCTCAAGCAATAGGTCCCAATCTCGGTCAGAACTGATTAGCCAAATTGTATTGATATCTAAACCATACTTATTTTCAACTATATAAGCGGCAATGTCGTCAGCCTCGACCCCACCCAACCGTATGGTTGGTATGCCCGCCTCTCTACATCGAAACAAGGCGCGTTCATAAATCTCAAAAAATTCTTCGGACTCTGCCTTTTCGGCATCAGTTTGCTCCGCAAATTTTGCTTTACGAGTAGCTTTATACCCTGGATGGATTTCACGCCGCCAGTCACTGCCACCGTCACCTAATACAATAATAGTACCACAGTCATATGACTTTGCTAGTGATTTAATAGTGCTAACAAAGTCAAAGACCATGTCTTCAGGCTTACGCTGGTGTTTCCACCTGAATGCCAGGTTTAGCCCATCCACTAGTAGTGTATTTTTAGGGTCTCGTGGCTCAGCTTTTGCTAGTGACTTCGACATAGTTTTTCCATTCTTTCTCTAACCATTCTTCTGCAAGCATAGTATAGCAGTTATGAGGGGACAAGTAAAGATACTTTTTTACGAATTTCGGTTCGCGATCTACGGCTACAAACCACTTTGATCTATCGTGTTTGAAAAATAGTACTGGCTCGCACTTAGCTGTACTAGCTTGGTGAATAAGCTTAGTCCACCAGGTAGTAAGCTTATTAGTTACCGCCGTTAAGATAGTGTGATCTATAGCTGTATCTTTATAGTTTTTTACTTCGATTACGTATAGTTGTTTAGTTTGTGGGAGATAAATATCTCCCTTAGTGTGGGCCAGGGCGCCCGAACTTGGGGTGCGCTCCCAAGCATCTCCTGTATGAGTTCTAAGAAGATCACGTATTGCATACTCTCCTCTTAGCCCTTTAGTTCTAGTATCTACCATATGGTCCTTTGTTGGCACTAATGCCCTTGTCCTAGTCGTATTGTAGGCTAGAAATACCGTTCTCTTTAGTAACTCTAACCTTGGCTAGAAGTGGGTGACTCCAGCCATGAGATACTAGGAACGTATTGAGTCCCTCTTCGTTTAATAGGACTTCTACTAATTTGTCTCGCCCGTACTCGTCCAAAACATTTATAACTTCGTCTAGAAACAGAATATTGATTTGGGTTTTAGAGATTGAGTTCATCATACGACGGATAGCTAAAAGCATAGCCGTATTTACACGAGCAAGCTCTCCACTACTAAGTGCAGCTATTGTTATCTCTGCTCCCTCATCTGTTAATGCAACATTTAGCTTATCAGAGCTAACTGTAAAATTAAGGGTAAATCTACCGTCAGATAGCTCAGCTAAATAATCATTAGCTAGATTTTCTATGTCTTTTACTAGGTTCTCTAGTTTATGCGCTACTAGCCCATTATTAGAGAATGCTTTCTTCAGTATTTCAGCTATAGATAAATCCTGAATAATATCCTGTAATTCTTTGTGAGCATTAGCTAACTCTACCTTGTGCTCTTCTAGTTGCTCTTGTATGACCATAAGACGTACATTGTGCGCCTCTACTCCCGCATTGTGTTTGATCGCACTATTATAGGCAGCTTTTTGTTTAGTAATAGAAGCCTCTATGCTAACGATCTTTTCGTTTATATCTCCAATAGATACGGGGGCTTCCTCAAGGTCACGGTCGATTTTGGTAAGAATAGATTCCCACTCGGCGCGGGCCTTTTTATTTTTTGATATGTCAGCATTGCGGGACTTTGTAGCTTGTATAAGCGCTTCAATCTCCTTAGTGCTATTGGAAAGCACGTCTAGTCGCGCCTGAGTCTCCGAGATAAGGTTATGTTGAATATCCTTATCAATGTCCTGCTCACACGTTGGGCAACGTTGCCCCAATTTAGTCATCTTAGCTAGGAAAGCCTGCTTCGTAGTAGCCTCTGCCTTTAATGCTCCTAGCTCACTAGAATGCTCGGCGGTATCTTCTAGAGATTCTTTTAACATATTATCATCATAAGTAATAGATGACAGCATTTCTTTTAGCTTGTTATTATTAGAAATCTTTAGGTTTATCTCTTTAAGCCTAGAGGATTGATCTTTTAGACTCCAAAGCTCATCGTCATCTTCAGGGCCCTCTGGAACCTCTACTAGCTCCTGCGGATCATCTATATCTTTATTCTTATCTACCCAGCGTTGTAGCGCGTCAATAGCACCCTTTGCTTTGTTCATTCTTTGGCTGATATCTTGAACCATTTCTTTGAACAATACGTGATAGCCCTCATACTCGTCAAGCTTGAATAGGTCGATAAGAAATTTCTTACGATTACTATCTGTAGCTGTGAGGAAAGAAAGCCCATCATTAACGCTTTGGTACATAAGCTGCACAAAGATTTTAAAGTCAATACCAAAAATAGATTCTATAGTTTTGAAAGTACCAGTAGCGGTATGGGATGATATATCAGCACCGTCTTCTAGAAGTATTACTTTTAGACTACTTCTTCTAATTAGTTCAATTTTATACTCTTTATCATTGAAACTCCAGTCTAGTTCAATCCAATAATGCCCGTCTCCGAACTCTCGGTTGCCTATATCGGACTTCTTAATACCCTTAGAGTTCTTGTTCCAAAGCACCTCCTGGAGAATAAGTGCGATAGAAGATTTCCCACTACCATTCTCCCCAATTAGCTGAGTAATTGTATTTTCATTGAGTTTAAGAGAGTTACCGTCCCCATAACTAAAACAATCACCCCATCTAACTTCCTTTAAAATTAGCATTAAATACCTCCATAGCTTTTTCAACAGTAACGTCTGGGAGCGTAAGTACGTCAATCAAATAAGCCTCTAGTTCTTGTTGTATAGTTTTGCCTGTTAGATCTACTGTAACTTCACTATTACGCTTTACAATCTTTTTATCTAGAAGCTCGGTATTAGCGATACCACTTAGTTGTTGGAGGTCGCCTTCGATTTCGTAGATAGTGTGGTGAAAGTCGGTAGCTATCATATCCTCAGTACTTTCTACAGTTTTTCTAATTAGCTGAGGTAGTTCAAACTTATGCCAAGACCACTTAGTAAGATCTTCCTCATCTATAAGTAAGTATCCGGTATCCACTAGGCTCCTATGGAAGCTAGTAGTCATTGGGCTTCCAGGGTACACTATGTTTCTTTGAGTGTTAGAGTGGCTGTGCAAATCTCCTGCATACACAATAGGGAACTTATTAAAACGGTCTAGGTCAACTTCGGGCTTTACGTGTGGTAGTATTTCGCCACGGACATGAGTAAATAATGGTTTATCCTGTGGGCAGTCTTCAATAGAATTTTTTCTATGCAAGTCTGCAAAGGGCAGTATAGTAAAATTATCGTACTCTGTAGTAGTAGTTACTACTGTCACTAGGGGGTTAATAGCTTGTGTAACCTCTACTAGCTGGTCAAAGAAAGACGTGTCTTTCTTTAGGGCTTCGTGGTTTCCTGGGAATACCAAGGTTGGAACAGTAACTCCCCTTATAAAATTAAAATATATACTTAGTTCTTCTAAGCTAGGCAGCTTATCAAATACATCCCCACCTACAATATGTAAGCTAACTTGCGTCTCTAGCTCTCTTACTTGCTCTATAAATAGTTCATACCTATTTTTGGCCCAATCTTTAGGCACATTTTTCTGGCCTATCTTTATATGCCAATCTGCTGTAAATAATAACATGTATCCTTTCAAAAGTATAGGGGGCGATATAAGTCGCCCCCTACATTTCTTATTCGCTAAAGTCGTCTGGAATTTCGTCGTCTACAGCTTCTCCACCGTCGGCTGGAGCACCAGAGCGAATCTCATCAAGATACTTCTTGATAGCTTCTGGATCAGGACGCTTAAGCACTTCATCAATGCTAGGGTGCGCCTCAACCTTCTCTAGTTCTTCAGTAGTGAGAGCACGTACTGATTTACTGCACTTAAGTGTTTGTAGCGTGTATTCTACGTTGTACACTTTCGGCCCCGTTTTAGCACGAGTAAAACAAATATCCCAACCAGTTGCTGGGTCTGATGGATCGCCTAGGTCTTCCACTGCATCGATAATTGCCTTAAGAAGCTTTTTCTTGTGGTTAAAGATAACAATGTTACCTTCTTCGTCTAACACTAGGCTAGCATATGCCCACTCAGCTTTAAGGTCGGGGTAATATTCTTTAACCCAGTCCTTTTTTTCATTTGTGAATTTTTCTTGATCGCGGTCAAATGCTAGGCATTCAACGGGGCTATTAGTACCGCCTTTATTAGGCACCCAATAGATGTAACGCGCTAGGACACCGCCAATTACGCGTACTTTGTTGTTGCCGTCTTTCATTTTATAACTAGGTGTTTTGTCCTTAGACGATTCACCCTTGACTTGGTTAAAGCTTAATGCTGCCATTTTGGTTCTTCCTTATTCGTATGCAAAGCATACTCGGTTTGTTTTTACTGTTAGTAGCTCATTGTCTATAGGTCTCTTTACTAGCCTACAGTCTAGTGTTTTCTCACCGCTTAATAGATATTCTGCATAGCAGCGCCTACTAGCTAGTGAGACATATTCCACCCGCTTAGTGAGCGGAACGTCTCTTCGATTTAGAAATCTCTCTGGGTCTAACAAGAAACTATGCCCATTAAAATCAATATCGTAGAAGGGGTTTACTTTTCTCATTCTATACGAAGGTAATACATATGGCCAAGTGATAGCATGCATAATTAGCATTATGTTGCTAGCTTTACCATCTGCGTGGAACTTAACCTTATGCCAGTCGAATAGAATCATGATATTACCATAGTTGATCTGTGAAGTCAAGGAAAATCTTTTATATGTTCTTAATTTTGTAGCCCTTATTAATGTAGTATCCCAAACGTATTTGCTGCTGTCTTTCTACTGTGTAGCCTTGAAGCTGTGGGTCTACTACGATTGGGGCAAGTTTATCTGGATGTTGTCTAATTACCCTGCCAATAAACTGTTCTAGTAATGGTTCGTTATTCATTGGAGTACCTAGTACTAAGCAACTAAATGGGTTAGCTGAGACACCTTCCGCAAATATGTTGGAACTACCATAAAGTGTATGAAAGTCTTTTCCATACATTACTTCCTCCATTATTTCCTTACGTTCTTTGGTATTCCCATCAATGACTAAACTAGAGTTGTCATGCTCACTAGCAGCAGCCATAAGGTTAGTCCTAGAAGATAGAACTAGTACTTTGTGGCCCTTAGACGCATAACTTTTGGCTATCATAGCGAGCATCTTATGATACTCTTCATTATGGTCTAGGTCTGTTAGCCTTTCGTGCCAAGCGCCAGAATCAGGGAAACGTATAGGAATAGAAATACGGTGTATAGAAGGGACCATATAGTTTTCAGCGGGCGGAGTAAATGTTTTAGGGCTGAAGTAATCCTGGAATAGAATATGTAACCCATCTTTTCTCCTATTAGAGGCTGAAAGGCCTATTTTATATTTTGCGTGGCTCCTGTCTACTAGTCTTGAGAAGGTTGTAGAAGGAATATGATGACACTCATCCACGATTAATAGCCCAAATGTTTTATCAAAGGTTGACTTAGGGGCACGCGTAAGACTTTGTATGTTTCCAATCGTTATCGGCGCATGGGTCTCTTTTAAGCCAGAGCCATAAATAGATGGTTTAAAGCCAAAGACCTTCTCAACCTCTTCTGCCCATTGATCTCGCAAAGCCAGAGTATGCACAATGATCAAAGTTTTTTGCCCTAGCTTTTCAGCGATGGCCAACCCAGTGAACGTTTTCCCCCAGCTAGTGAAGGCGTTAATAAAGCAATCACTATCCACAGCATCAATAACTCTCTGTTGAGACTCCCTAGGCGTGAATTTAAACTTTGGGAACTCTACAGGCACTGTTACTCGCCTATCAATTATATGATAGTCCTCTGGAATGAGGTCAATTCTGCCAGACGGGAGGGTCATTAATGTTTCATTAACGACCCTCGCCGTTGTTAGAATTTTGGGCGGTAACTCAGGTCTGTAGGCAGGAATACTATAGGTTAGCTCATTTAGAAGTAGCCGCTCCACTTCGGGATTGGTGTCCAAATAAATCCTATTTGTAATTACTGCTTTGGGCATTAGTATCCTAACTTATGTTTCATAGTCAGGTATCTTTTGACCAGACCACTTCTAACAATATCTTCTACACCAAACTCTACTATTGTAAAGTCATCCGGCATATGGCTGAGAATTCTAGTAAATTGCTCAAACCCATTTTTTGTAAGGTCAGATTGCGCTATATCACCGCAGAAATGAATAGAGCTTCCATCAGCTACTCTAGTAATAATGGAATCTAGCTCTTGAGCAGTCATATTTTGAAACTCATCTACAATAATAAACGTATTACAGATATTATTACCACGCATAAAAGAAGTAGGCTTAAAGTCTACTAGCTTATGTTGCTTTTTAAAGGTTCTATATGCTGTAGGTTCTCCGTAAAGAGTTGCAAATATACCTTCATAAGGCTCTTCATACATCTTTATCTTATCATCTAGGTTGCCCGGTAAATACCCCACATCTCTTGAGGATACCGTGCTTCTTACTATAAGAATACTATCTACTTCCCCACGCTGTACAGCTTTTAGGGCTTTATAAACTAAAAGGAAAGTTTTGCCGGTACCGGCGGCCCCACAGAGGACTAAACCCCCATGAGCTTTTAGTACCGTAGCTTGCTTTTCATTTAGTGCTTCTATTTTGGATAGTTCTAATTTACCTTTTTGAGACATTATACTTTCTTAGTGGTACTTTTAACTCGCATTGGCACAGTATTTAGTATCTTCCATGGAAAGTCTCCTATATAGATAACTTGAGCAAAGCTACCAGTAGGCGGCCTTGGCACCAGGAAAGGAAAATCAATACCTTCTAGAGATAATACACTATAAGTGTCCATTGGTGTTATTTTAGTGATTCTATGGCACAAGACTCTCTCTGTTCTAGTTTTCCTATAGCAGAATACAGTACCATAATAATCAATGTACCACGATTCTGTGGCATTAGTGCCTTTTATTAAAGAGATTATATCCGCTTTATATGTGGATATTCTAGACTTCTTTAGGGTAGTTTTTAGTCTCCTCTCCCCTAAAGTATCTCCCTTGACGTTTCTATCGTCAATTAGTCTTCCTTCGCTGACCACTAGGCCATTTCTAACCAGAGGTTCAGCGGGGAGCTTATAAACCGGAAACTTTATCGAACTGTACGTCGTTATTGTTATCAAGGTATACTTTCCTAAACTTACCGAATGAGTAGTCTTCTCCAACTTCAAAGTCAGTTCCAATAGGACAGTTAGGGATAGTTAGACCCCTATCTGTCTTGATACAAGCATCCAGTATAGCACAGTATTGGTCTACTTGATCTTCACGCACTTCTGCAAGTACAGAGTCATGAACTAGGGCAAAGATCTTAGCATCCATACCCGTTTTTCTAATAATCTTTTCTGCTTCAATAGCACCTAACAGGTTGATATCTGATGAAGGAGATTGAATCAAAAAGTTAATACCCGATCGAACTTCATGTGCCACTAGACCCGCATTATCACTCTTGATGTTGCGAAGACGACGCTTACGGCCAAAATGACTGTAAGTAAAGCCTTGTGTGAGGATCTGGTCCTCTGCACGTTTAAGCCACTTGGCAAGGCCCCGGAAAGTTTTAAAGTATTCATCAATAACTTCCTGAGCTTCTGCTTTGCTGAAATAAGTTCCTGAGTCCTTAGTAACCTGCATGGAGATTTTATTAGCTTTAGCACCATACAGGATACCAAAGGTAACAGCTTTTGCTGCTTGTCTCTGTAGCGGGTAAGTGTCTTTGACTTCTTCCACTGGGCATGGGAGTTTAAACACTCTCTTAGCCATAGTGCTGTGGAAGTCTCCGCCTTCTTGGAAGACGGCCATAAGTTCTTTATCTTGAGACAACACTGCTGCAATATAAACTTCAGCAGTTCTAAGGTCCATTGATACGATCTTATATCCAGGACGGGCTTGTATACAACCTTTAACAGCCGACTCATCACGAGGAAGCTGTTGCATATTTAGTTTACCACTAGAGGATAGACGCCCTGAGGTAGTACTATGCAGGTTGAAGTTAGTACGCAGACGATCATCGCGATCAAGCTGCGGAAGGATTTTATCAAGATATGTATTCTTGATTTTACTATCTTTTCGAATCTTCATAATCAGAGCAGGCACTGGATGCTGTTCTGCTAGGATCTCTAGTACTTCTGCGTTGGTGGAGTCTGCTCCTTGTCCGGTTTTGATCCCTGTCGGCTTAAGGCCAATAAAGTCGAATAGTAGTTTTCTAAGTTGTTGTACTGAGTTAGGGTTAAAGGGTGCACCCTGGTACTCTTCAAATTTGGCAATTTCTTCGTATTCATAAAGTTCCGCTCGTGCTTTCTCAAGACGTGCCTCCATAACACGTTGTGAGAAGGACAGTCTGTCCCTAGAGAATGGGACTCCGTTATCCTGAACATCTACTAGGAAGCGCATGCCTGGAATTAGGATATTATTATATACTTCATTAAGTTTAGGGTTGGCTTCTACAGCACGCTTAAACTTATCAAAGAGCATAAAAGTGACGCAGGAGTCAATCGCAGCGTACTCTACCATCATATCGAATGGAATTAGGTCCCAAGAAAAGTCACTTTTAAGAATGCCATGCTTAGAGCAGTACTCTTTAATAAATTCATACAGAGGTTCTTCATAGTCTCCGTACTCAGTATATTGAAGTGCAAGTCCTTTAAGACCATGATTGCCAGGACGTTCGTCGAGAACATAATGCAGTAGCATTGTATCTTCGACAGCTGGGAACTCAAATCCAAAATGAAATTGAAACCAGGCTAAGTCGAATTTCGCGTTGTGGAAGACGACAGTCTTTTTCTTAAAGAGAGCTTGAAGAGCATCAAACACATCTTCGGAAATGCAGTCAGTTGAAATATAAGCGCCAGTATTATGCGAACCACAAAGAGAAATGCCAAGCATATGGCCATCACGGGGGTATAGAGCACTAGTCTCAGAATCGAGGCCAACGTACGAGAATGGGTAGTCTGATACTTTCTGGATATACTCAAGAGCTTGTTTTTCATCCGTAATCCCAAAGAAGTTAGATGCGTCATATTTACGCACAATCTTCTTGCCGGTTATATATTCATTAATAGATTTAACAGAGCCTTCCCACATGGGGCGAGCCTCTGGTTTAAAAGCTAACATAGCTGGATTAATAGTGGCAATAAATTTATCATCAATTACCTTACCTGCGTACTCCATAATAGAGCCTTTGCCTGTAAAGAATTTAAAAGCTTCAGAGCCGACTAGAATTACCCAGTCATATTTATCTGCTAGAGACTTTTCAATCTCTACATCTTTTTTTAGTACTTTCTTTAGGTTAGGATCACTTGTAAGAGTAACCCTATCAAAGTCAAACTCAAAGTCTGAAAAAGTGTTTCTAGAGGGTTTAGTCTCTACGAGAAGTACATTGGCCATTTATTCTTTGCTAGCCTTTCTATTTGAGTTGCGCTTAAACTACCTGGGTCTCTGTCTTTCCAGTAGATGTTTTCTGACTTCATTCCAAGTTCATAAATTACATCTTTCAACTTTTCCGCAGCAGTTTCTCCAGCCTCATCGCCATCAAAGAATACATGTATAGTTTGAGTGCCAAGTAGCTGAATTAATCTTAGTTTTTCTTCTGTAACAGTTTGTGTGCCAAATACGCACATAGCATTTGTAATCCCTTTATCGTGTAGATTAAGCATATCAAAGATACCCTCTACTAGTACGACTGAGCCCATGATCGGCTTAGCAGTCAGGGGGTAAATAGGAACATATGCTTTTCTAGGATACACTTTATATTTTGGCTTAGCAAAGTCATCTAGATTTCTACCCACGAAACAAGAAATTTTACCTGTAATATCAAAGATAGGGAATACTAGATAGTTTATAAACTCTTCACCCTCATAGGTAAAGGCTTTAAACTTTCTATATGTAGCTGCTGATATATTACGATAATCTTTATCCCAGTAAACCGCATCTTCAGGTATAGTAAGCCCTACAGTCTCCATACGAATTGTGTTCAATTTCTCTTTTAGACGCTCTCTAGACATGTGCAGTTTAGATACTGCTACATTATACCTAGTTAAAATATTACCCTTATAACCACAAGAAAAACAGTGGAAAATTCCAGTTATACTATCAACCCGCATAGAGGGATTAGTATCCTCATGTGCTGGGTTGAGGCATGGTATAAGGAAGTCTCTACCCTGCGCTTTGTAGGGTATATTCTGCTTTTCAAGTAGTTCTAAGGGTGTCATTTATAACCTTAATATAGCATAGTTTAAGTTAGCTGTCAAGAACAATTTTACCAAGGCGTTGGCCCATCTGCTATTTCCTCGGCATCTTCATCTTTTTCTTTAATAATCGCAGTTTGTGGACCAAGCTTGAGAGTTTCCCAATCCATAACACTACAAAAATTAACTTCATCGTTACTACGCATTTTTGTACAGTTAAACGTAATAGCCATATCATCTTTGGTATGGGCATCTAGAGAAAAGGAAGCATCTGCAGCGTCTAAGATACCCTTGGCGAAGCGTGCCTCCCCACTAGCATCAGTTTGGTACGGCGCGAAGATCGGCACTTTGTATTTTTGTGCTAACTTCTTTAGCTTATCAGCAACTTCAATTTGCTCAGTCCAGTCAAACTGCCCACGCTTAGATGGGGAAGCGTGTAGCTGAACTTTGTTTAGGTAGTCTACAATAATCTTTTTAGGCCGTAGTATTGGTACTTTACGCTCTAGTTCAGACTGTAGTTTAGGGATAGTAAGCTGTGAATCATAAATAATATCAAACCTAGTATCTTTTAGGGGCAACTTACATAGCTTACTATGATACTCATCGAAAGCAAGTTCTAAGCTGTAGTGTTTTTCGTAAAATTCTTCACCATCAATATATCTGGCAGACCACCACTTAGCTACTCGTTGTAACTCATCTGGGTGGAGCGTTCTGTTTTTCAACCTATAATGTGACACTCTAGCGCTCATAGAAACAATACGTTGCAGCGTTTCCCGCTGGTTCATTTCTATGGTAAAATACATAGCTGACTCGTCTTTTTCGTAACTATCAGCAACTAAATTAGCACATACAATGGATTTACCCGCACCGCGTCTACCGCCGAGCAGAACTAGGTCTTCCGGGCTAAACTGAATATTCGCGTCGTACTCTGTATTTAGCCCCAGAGTAACACGACTAGACATAGCCTCCTCAGACTCAAACAGCTCAATTCTTTGCATACTTTCGCCGCCAGTATCAATATCAATCTTGTCTTCGATATCTTGGACAATGACTTGTAGAGCCTCTATACTATCTGTAGGGGTCTCAAAGGCAACGGATTTATCTAACAACTTATCAATGCCATCCATAGTTAGCTGGTTGGCGTAATCACTTTTTAGAAACTCTAGAAGTATCTCCGCGTCGGCTTCAACCTCAACGAGTTCTACAATAGCGATCTTTTGTTGAAGTTGCTTCCCGTGAGCGTCGAACTTCAGTTCTTCAAAGGTAGGAACCTTACCGAATCTATCCACAAAGGATCCGACTCGTTTATGAAATTCTTTATATTCGGGTGGTAAATAGTTTTGTCTTAAAAGAGTCCAAGTAGCTATGTCTTGCTGGCTAATTATTTGCTTTAATAGTGCACTAGCAAGGTCCAAAGTTTTCTCCGACAAAAAACGGGACGCAGCTTATTACTACGTCCCGCTTTCTCTACTTACAGTTAGTAATTAAGCGGCTGCTGCATCAGCTTTTGCTTTTTTAGCAGCTCCATCGTAGTCTTTTGCTACTAGGCCGCGACGAGTAAGCATGGTCTTAACGCCACGCTCAGTCTTTTCAATCTTTGTAGCAATCTCAGCAACTGTATGTGCTGTGGTGTCTAGACCCTGGAAAGGATCGATTGCTTTTGCAACGTTCTTAGGCGAAGGAATTGCTTCGATTTTGCTAACGCGCAGAAGTGAAAGAGCTTTACCACGTACTGACTGTGTCGTACGACCAACAGCTTCGGCAATATCTTCTAGGAAGGCACCGGCATTAGCCATTTTGATAATCGTTGCTTCTGCAGCATCATCATAAGTACGCTCGTACACTTTCTTTTCCGCAGGCTTTACAAGGTGAGTAAATTCCATAGAAAGGATTTTACCTTGAATTTGCTTGGCGGAGAAATTCCCAGCAGCAAAAGCTCCGGCAATTTCTTCAAACGTGTACTTGTCTTCGTTGGCTACTAGGAAAGCGCGAAGTTCTTCTTCCTGCACACCAGTGAAGGTACGCGATGGTGTAGTAGTAACTTTCTCTACTTCATAGCCCAGTTTACGCAGCTTTGCAGCGATCGAACGAGTCGAGGTTTCAAGCTCTGTAGCAGCTTCTGCTACAGTTGATAGCGAGATAGGGCTTTCGTCTCCAACAAAGTTGCGGAGTGTTTCTGTGCGGGTTTCATCCCATTTTGGTAGTGCTGACATTATTTATAGGTCCTTTATATTGTTAACAATTTGAGTGCCATTTGCACTCGCTTTTTTGGTTTTAGAGCTTTCAATACCAGACTCATTCACTAGAATCTCAGTTGTTTTTGTCACGCTATCCACTACTTGGTATCCCTTCTCAGTTAGATACTTTGCGGCTTCAGCTTTGGTTTTGAAAGAGGTTAGTTTGCCTGTTATGCATACAGTCTTACCGCTTGTTTTAGTTTTTGTTTCGACAAGTAAGGAGAACGGTAACTCCTTCCAAGCACCAGACTCAAAATATTTAATGAGGCTGGCTGCAGCTTTAGGCCCTAGAGCTTTGTTAGCTATTTCTTCTGTGAGCCAGTCAAACCTGGTAAGTCCGCTGGCACATATCTTATCTGTGGCTGTTTTCCCAATAAGTGGTATTCCTAGTGTGGGCAGCGCTTGGTTTAGTGAAGCTGTTTTTGATACTTGAATATTTTTGTAAAGCTTACTTCCTAAGGCTGAACCCAACGTCTGAATTAGTTCATCTTCCGTCTTTGCATATATATCAGGAATATTGAACAAGCCTAGTTTTTTAATTGCTACAGGGCCCAATCCTAGGATCTTCATGCCCTTAGCAAAATTTTCAACTAATTTATGCCCTTGTGCAGGACACTCAGAGTTACGACAGTAAAGGATAGAGTTATCAGTCTCAAGCTCAAAGTCACAAGATGGACAATTAGTTGGTGCTTCGATCTTCATACATCTTTCCTTCAATGTTTGTATATTATAGCCCAAGAACATCCAAAAGTCAAGAACAATTTTTCGGGGGTGTACCTTAGACCGCCATAGGGGCTTTAATTGCTGGATCTGGGTTATAGTTCACCAGCTCAAAATCTTCCATAGTATAATCCAAAATGCTATATCTACCTGGTGCGATATGTAATTTTACATTGCCCTGTTGCCCCACTCGATCTAGCTGAGTTTCAACCTGCTCTAGGTGATTTCTATAAATATGTGCATCACCCATCATAATGATAAGATTACCCGGATGGTACCCAATAACTTCGGCCAGCATGTACGTTAGTAGCGCATATGAGGCGACATTGAAGGGATGCCCTAGAAACATATCATTGGACCTGATATATACTAAACAATCAAGTGCGCCAGTAGTAGTTACATTAAATTGCGCTACTAGATGGCAAGCCGGTAATGCCGCATTATTGATTTGCGTTGGGCTATAAGATTGTAGTAGATGCCGGCGGCTGTAAGGGTCATGCAGCAATCCATGCTCAAGGTTTTTAATTTGGTCAATACCGTCCCAATTACGCCATTGAGCACCGTAGATTCTACCCAGATTGCCGCTTTTTTGCTGCCTCCAGTAAGGAGCTTCTAGGTTATCAGTCCAAATAGTACGCGGTGTACCATTTAACTTACGTAAGTCAAAGTCATTAACACTACCAGACAGAAACCAAAGTAGCTCTGAAAGAACTGCTTTGAACGGAATCTTTTTTGTAGTAAGTAGCGGAAATGAAGTATTAATATTTCTATAGGTCACCTTAGGGCCAAATACCCCAATAGTTCCCGTCCCTGTTCGATCTGGGCGATCTTCCCCAAACTCTAGGATATGGTTCATTAATAGGGCGTATTCCGAATCGTGCCTAGTCATTACAGCTCCGCTAGTGATTTATATACTATATTATAGGTATCTTCTTTATCTTCATTTGAGACTATTACAATAAGTTGTGTAGAGTTTTTGTATAACTTAAGTGCAGTCATAATTCGCTCAACGTCTGAAAAAGAAGCTCCCTGCACGTTATACTCAGTCATCAGCTTCCTCATCATACCACAAAATCATAGACTCAACCATAGTATCATTCCAGATTTCATCATCATCACTAATCTCTAGTGTTTGTTTAATTAGGCTTACTGCTTCTTCTTCTGTAAGGCCGGGGCGAGAACGAACTACATATTCGCTAGGCTCTGTGGCACTAAACTCCTCAATCTCCTCATGGGAATTTACAGCATCTTCTAAATACTCCACAGCTTCTGCGGAGGACTCAGCCTCAACAGCGTACTGCTTAGTAACTGTAACTTCTGTGTCAATAATGAAGATCATGGTCATTCCTTTATATATTTTAAGACGGATGATAGTATATTAATGTCGAAACACTCCGTTTTTCCGCCAAAAGCTTGTTTTGGTAAATAACTCGCATAAGCAAACTCTCGGTGTAGCGCCTGCTCTAGATTATATACTTCCTCTAGGGTTCCCTTGACTAGCTTTTGTATTCTTATTTCATAGCCGTCAAAACCTTTGGCTCTCTTATTAGCGTCTTTAAATGAACGCCCTTTAGTGATCCCAATTTTAACACACTCTCGTTCAAATGTCTTTTTATTAACTAGAACAATAACGTATAGAATTCCTGGGCGATTAGCTTTTTCTGGATCATTATTAAATGCTGTTGTGCTATAACTCATACTCTTCCTATAATACGTGGGATGATTTCTCCCGAGCGAATAACTTCTACAGTACACCCTAGCTCCAGATTTAGAGCATTAATATAATCCATATTATGTAGTGTTGCCCGGCTTACCGTGGCGTCACCAATCAATACAGGCTCTAGTATTGCTACTGGAGAAACTACTCCCGAGCGGCCTACCTGCCATTCTACGTCTTTTAATATTGTAGTAACTATCTCGGCCTTGGGCTTCAGGGCGTATGCACCACGTGGGTGTTTCGCGGTGAAGCCCAGGCTTTGATAGGTTTTGTTATCGTTTACACGAATAACAAAACCATCGGTTGGGAAAGTATCAATAACTTTATCAACAGTAAGGAACCCCCAACCGACTAACATTTTGAGATCCTCTAGGTACGTATCTTCATGGCAACTTGTGCCATACGCAACTACAGTTAGATCTCTGGACTTAACTTCTTCAATAGATTTAAGATTAAGGGCACCCGCCGCATAATTCCTAGAATTAGGAATAGTTTTGGGAGCTACAACCTCAGCTACGATTTGAACTATTTGATGTGGGGCAGAAAAATGAGCAGGCACTAAGTGACGTACTTTTTCAGTTATATCTTGACCTTTTACTCCATTTCCGCGCGTTAGAACTTTAGACAGTACAAGAACCTCTTCTTGTTTAATATACAAAAGCGAGATGGCTGCGCCATCAAGTTTTGGAGTTTTTACTGGCTCAGGTAATTTAGGCTCTTCTTCCCCGAAATGCACCTTACTAAGGGAATACATTTTAGCAAAATGAGGTACAGCATTTGGGGCGGGGGCCCCAAGTTCACCGTAACCACTAATTTCTGCAAGCCTATCAAACTCCTCATCACTAATGATAGGAGTTCCATTGTAATAGGCCACTGAAGCACTGTCTAGAAGTTCTTTCATCATTTAATCAGTATAAATCCATTTGAGGGGGAAGTCAAGAACTATTCTTGATAAACGTCTTTTAGTAGGGATCCAAAGATTTCCTCTACTGCTGCACGGCTCTCCCCTAGTGATAGTATTTCAAGGATACCTATAAATAGTTCTCGTACATTATCTAAGTCTAGAGGAAAAGCGACACCCTCTTTAATAGGGACCCAATTTTCGTCGAAGTCTAGGATGTACTTCCTTAAATGTAAATATTCCTCATCTCTAAATGCGTTAACAGTTAATCGCCATTGAAATGTTTCATTCTCATGAATGATGCGTTCATACATATTATCGCTCATTGGTTCCTTAGTAGTGCCGCAAGCGGCACTATAGAAGTAATGAGGTCAGTACGAAGCAGCCTATAAGAATCTGTATCCCATGCAAAGGTAAGAATTGTATTGTCTTCTTCTACAGCATGGGTACGTTTACTGCTGATATACCCCACGAAATCAAGTGTAACTACGTTATATTTTAGTTTCTTTGAATTTTCGGCACGATATGTAACAACAGCATCACCAAGCTCTCTGATCTTGTCTTTAGCTTCTTGTTTATTCATAGTTCTCCTTATGAGTCAGTAAAAACTCTTTTACTTTTCCGTTAGGACACTACGAAGTCTATTAAGAAACTCCTCATGAAGCCTAGGCAAAATACTATTAATAATATATTCATTGCCAAACTCTAGTTCTTTAGGCGCGTAGTATGATACTTCTACTCGCTCAGTGCTTGCATAAGCACCAGAAGCTAAAACGCATAAATTAAAGTCATCTGGGCGAGTTTGTATGAATGCAATCCTATCTAGATGTTGATTGGGCCTTAATTCTATATTGGTTTCATAAGTACCATCGCCAAGGTATTGCATACGTTTGCCAGGACCTTCAAGGTTCCTGCGTAAGTACTGCAGCTCATCTAGGGCTCTGGCTAGTTTTTCTTCTAGTATGATCTCATTGACTGTTTTATTGAACATAAAAATACTCCCGGGGCATAATAGTTTCATTAGTACTAAAAGGCATAGCATGCTCTATGCTGCGATGAATCCACCAGTCCTCAAAAGGCCTGCCAGGCTCTGAACAAACATTGGGTACTACCAAATCGTAACCCTTATTCTCTAGATAGATTCTGGACTCTTTACGAATACGCTCACCTTCTGGTCCAGTATAGGCATCATGCTCAAAAGTAATAACTTTAGGTAGTAATAGGTTATTATCAAATATATTTTTCAAAGCACGAAAAGAAACTTCGGGTGGCTCGCAATCTACCTGCAAATAGTCTATATCATAGTAGCTAAGATTATCACTAGTAATGGTTGTGGCATCTTGTAGATAACAAATGCTCTTTCGTAGTAAATTATACTTAGAAACCAAAGCTGCATCTATGTCAAATGCTATTCCTAACCAACCATACTTATCTTCTAACAGTTTTGTGTTATTACAGTATTCGGGATCGCCAGAGCCTATCTCAACAAATCTACCTAGCCGCTTACCGTCTAGCGCAGATATTACAAATATATCTTGCATACTTTGAGCATTATTATTTGTGAATAAATTAGCACCACTAAATGAAGTTTTTAGGCCAACGGACCCTTTATACGAGTTTATTTCCCTAGGCCACCCAATGCTTTGAAGATTACGAAGTGCAGCATCCTTGTGCGTTTCAGAACTATTAGTGCTTTTATATACTATAAACATAGTATTTCTAGCCTCTTCTAGCTGACCAATCCACCAAGCAGCTACACCTTGTTGAAACCAAGAAGCATTAAAGCCTTCAGTTAGCAGGTCTTCTGAATCGTGTAACTCACAAGCTGTACTAGCTGCTGCGTACGATTGTATCCATCTACCTTGACGTTCGTATAGCTTACTCAGTTGGTGGTATGGGCCTGCTTTTTTCTTAAATTTAGCACTAATGTATAACAATAAGTCTTCTAAACTAGCTTCTCTTCTACCTAGGTTAGCTAGGCATAATGCTACGTGTGCTAGGGATAGATATACTTTTTCGTCATCTTCATTCTTATCGGCGCACTGTAGAAAAAAAGTAATTGCTGATGCATACTGTTTTCTATTGTAGTAGTACAGCGCTAAATTATAATAACTACCTGGAGTATTATATTTTACAAAATTATCTAAGACTTCCATATTATATTGCTCACTTGTTCTTTTGAAATTTTTAGTATAAAAGCAGAACTATCCTGATAGCCAAATGAAATTAGTAGGTCATCTTCGTATGCGGCTAATCCACAACAAAACTCAATATCACCACCTAAAAGGGTAAAAGTATCAGTAATTTCAGTAAGCTCAAGATCTATATTAAAAAATACAAATCGATGCAAATAGGTTGCATCCTTTTGGTTTTGTTGGGTTTTATAAAGCACACTATCATGTGTTAATGCTAAGTAGCCATCTTTGAATGGAACTAGCTGCGAGCCGCCACGCAGGTCTCTACGCAAAGTACCATCAAATCTACTTTCTAGTACACGTACAGTTTCGCACTTTCCGTTACCATCATGCTTAACAATTTCTGTTGGACTAGTCCATTTAACGAAGTGATGTGGCCAGTCTAGAATAGGCATCCAGTTCTTTTCGCAATACGAAGGTACCGGTGGTTCCATTCTAGTTCTATAGTCTTCTGAAGCCTCTCCACTATTAAAGGTTAAGGCTGACATCTCCATTCGACCTTCTCCGTCGGACTTAACATCGCGCCTTACACCAATTAGAAAAGTTTCTTCATCCCACTCTACAAGACGTGCATCCTCTAGTCCTGTGAAATTCCACGCAGGAGGCGTGTCGTTTGCTGAAGTATCTACTTTGTGGTGACTTACTATATTAAGATCCTGGTCTAGCTTTGCTAGTACATTAAAGGTATCTAAGGCAATATTATCCTCTTCATGAAGATATTGCAGCGGCCCATATTTATGTGGGTGCTTTCTAGAGTGATAAAGAGCATAGTTTACTACTCTAATATTACAAAATATTTCATTATTACTATTTACAAAAACAGAGGGGTTCATCACACCTACCCCTCCTGTCACTGAGTGTGGCAGGATTAGCGGATGTAATGAACCCCCGTTATTTAGTGCGTCTTTGACTAACAATTTAGTCTCCTTATATTATGGCCAATTTATCATTAAATCAATAGCATCTATTTCTGCTATTGTAGTTGCTGCATTAATAGTAATAGTGAGTGATCTAGAGTTCTCATAGCATAGTCTTATGTGGTTCCAAGCAGCCATAGCAATTGCTTGCATAGTAGAAGCATTAAAGTCTACATATACGCCATAAGAGACTTCCCAAGGAACTGTAGCGTTTGGCTCATATTCGAAGCCTGCTAGTGCGGCACTCATACGGGCCTGGTTTGCTTTATCTAGAAAGATTGGCATACCTGCAAAAACTAACTGCGTCTCTTGGTATTCTCGCATAGTTCTTAGATCTTCTAGCTTGTCACTTTTAGCTATCGCAAAAGTTCTATTCTCTACTTGGTCCCAGGAGCTGCCGTTCCATATAGTATCATTAAATACCACATCCGCAGGTTTATCAGGTGCTGCTACATACCCAGCATCGGCAATTTCTTCCGGAGTGAAGGTAGTTGGGTCTGTTCTTGAACGCCCATCGCTGAGGATAATTCGAAATGGGATCTCCTTAGGAGTTGTCCCTAAAAATGAGTATAACATTAGTAAGTCTTTCTGCCCGCCGTATAAAGGGCGCTGATTTCAATATCCGTTAGCGATTTATCCCACAAGCGAACGTCGCCGTACTGACCAATGATCGCGCTACCCATATAGGCGGTATGGTCAGCATAGCCGCCCGTGGCGTCCGTACTTATTGTTGTTTCGATTGCGTCGAGTCGCGCGTTCTGCAGATAGTTTTAAAGCCATTTGATTCACCTTCGTTTTATCCGCCCCAACGGCATGATTTTTGGAGTTAATTAGAGCGGCGCAATCACGAGCGTATAGCCCCTAAAGGTGCCTGTTCTCCCGCCCGAGAATGCGCCAGGGTTTTCCGTTCCGACAGATGGATTCGCCTTGCTGGCAATGAAGAGCGACATTGTTGTGAAATCCTGACCTTGTGCCTCCATTGTGTATCCCGCTGGTGCAGTCTTAACCCTCCAACGCCTTCGACTGACACCAAGCGAAAAAATGAGCGAGTCGGCAACGTCAACGGTCCCGGCGGCTGTGTTGATATTGGTTCCGGTGTTTCCAAATGTTGAGACAGTTGCATCGGCAATTTCCAGATACCCGCCCATGTCCGTCGCCGCAAACTGTGCAAGGTCAGCGCCACGGACGCACCAAATCATTTGCAAAGCCGCGCTGTTACCAGACCTAGCGCCATCAAGCACAAGCAAATAAGCCGCGTCCACTATCCGATAACTGAGCGTTGTGGCGGCTCCACTTGATCCATTTGTATAGATGAGCGTCCAGCCGTCGTATTGAACGGAATGGTTTCCGTAGGTCGGAGTATTTATTTGCTGCCCGATGGTCACCATCATAATGACGTCACCTTCGGCAACGTCTTGCGCGCTCATGTCGTATGTACCAGAACCGCCACTAAAGGCCGCCCACACAAAGCTAGGCTCGGATGGGCCTGAGGGGGCTAGTGCTGCAGCCCTAACAGCACCTAAGCTCCATATCCCTGAGGCGGAGGCATTATAGTCCTTAACCAGACCTATAATGCCCCCATTATCAAAGATACTACCCATTAAGAAATATCCTCATAGGAGCACACAATCTGTAGATCAGAAGCGGCAGATGCAAGAGCATACAGGCCATCTCCCTCTTCGAGATAGATTGGGCTCTCCTTACTAATCACTACTAGGGACGAGTCCGCTGGTACTGGTATAGTATTTGCTAGTGAGTAATTGGTTGCTGAACGCTTAAATCGCACAGAAATATCTGCAGGGTTAGTTCCGTCTATATTTGCTACAATTAAAGCATTTACCTTTAACACTTTGCCAGAAGCATTACTATTTAAAAGTACGGCAGTTTCTGATGTAGTTACAGAAAGTACTGCGGTCTTGCCTAATACTGTAGTTACTCCTACTATATTTGGTGCAGCCATTTATCCCCCTAATATCATTGCTAGTGCAATAACTCTTGTTCCCATAATATCAGTACCCGTAGTACCTTGAGCACCTATAGCGCCTGTTGTACCAGTAGTACCTTGAGCACCATTAGTACCTGCAGTACCTTGAGCGCCTGTAGATCCTGTTGTACCAGTAGTACCTTGAGCACCTATA